CGAATATACTTAGGCACCTTAGGTGTTACTTTTGGATTCAACAAATCCAAAAGCATTTGATGCCCGCAACGCAACGCACGATATCTTTCGTCAGGTAGCGTCATTATAGTTACCTCGAAGAATCGTCAGAGTAGTCATCTTTTTGAATATGCTCTGCCATTGTCGTGAAGAAATTTTTAACTTTCATTTCTTCAGTCCACGCTTTGCAGTAGGCATTGTCCTTATCACATAACGCAAGTGCTTCTTCTTTTGTAATGACACGATGTGAGGTGATAGTTTCACCCAAGTGTTCTTGTGAGAATTCTTTAGCCTCACACAAAGTAACTGTATCAAGTGCCCAATCAGCTTTGTCTTTGCCGTATCTGTCAACGCCAACAGGCACTTCTACCATGTATCGTTCACGAAACATAGACACGGCTTCAACAAGAACCCATTGTGTTTCAGTCTTCTTCATAGTCCAACTACCATCCTTATTGTCAATCCAATCAATAGTGTCACCAGTCTTCCAACCAGTTTGCTCTAGTATATCATCATTCAGTGGAAGAATCAAGTCACCAGTCTCAGGGTCTTCTTCCAAGTTTATAGTCCAAGATTTGTTTGCCATACGTACTCCTTAAGCGATACATTTATTATAACTCAAGTGTCATGAAAAGTCAAGCGGCAAGCATTCTTATCAAACCTATGGAATCAATAGTTGTTAGCAGAATATAGTTAGCCAACATGCCAAAAGATTTCCTAGTCCAACTAGCCCAAGCATACATAGCACAGCCAAGGATCCAGATAGGGTAAAGAGTAAGAAGCGGAGGAGTGGGGACTGTGAGTGCCATAGTAATACTACAGCCAATGCTAATAGCCCAAGCAAGCAACTCAACAACAAAGCGAATTCTGTTAGACTTAAAATCATCTTTAATCCATTCTATAGTGGGGCGAAACAAATCAATAATCATAATCTCAATCTAAGTTAAATAAATCGGGGTGTGTCTTTGCGAAATACAACCTCAATAAGTTCCAGTGTTCGAATAACTCATGTGATTGTCTTTCGACAACCATACGTTTAATACCATACAGTGCGTTTAGCACTTTGCTAAAATCATTAATTTGATTTTGATAAACGTCATAGTCATATGGCTGACTATAGACTTTATATTCTTTCATCTGAAGAAACGTAGAGAACAATCGTTCAACGATAAATGGAAACATATTCAGATTTGGGTCTCTGCTATAGTTTGCACTACCGTGATAAATTTCTGCATCTTCTCCAGTCAATGATTCGAGTTTTTCTTTGATATCTTTTACGAATGCAATGTACTCTAACCAAAATGCTTTTGTCGCAACAAAGTAACTACAATAGCAAGCTGAATCTGTCATTACACTATCAAGCACATTCGTATCATATCCGCCAGCAGTAAATGCGGAACGAACAACTTGTTTAATTCCTGGATGGAAATAATCTCCTTGTTCCCACACGTTCGCAGTTAATGCATTCTGTACTCTAGCATGATTGAAAATGTAAACATCAAATCCTTCACTCTCATCAATAGCATTTTTAATTACGTTAGCTTCATAACGCATCTTGCTTTGCCAGCGAGGACCAAAGACACCCCAAGCATCTAAGTCATCTGCAAAGCCTTCATCAATGATACGATTGAATGAATGAAACTCACGCAACTCGGGCTTCTCATTTGACGTATTATCAAATGGTGTCAGTAGAGGATCGACTAAAGGAATCTGTCTGTTTTCGAAACAAATCTGAAAAATCTTATAGTTCAATCTGATACCCTCACTCCATTTGGTGCGATATTTCCTTCTACACCAACTTTACCAATATTCTCAATTAACGCAGGATCAAGGTGATGAAACAATAAATGTTCAATGTCAATGTATCCCTTTGCGTTCAATCTATCTGTCATGTGATTAAACATGTCAGTATAAATGTCTCGAACGTATGGAAGTAAGAATGCATCGAAACTCCACAAGCGACTCATGTATTGCAATGAAACACCGCCTGTAATATTTGAATTGAATTGGCTTGTGAAAGGACCACGAATGACAACCATGTCTTTAGCTTGCATGTGTTTGTCATAGTTGAAGTCATCATTCAACGTATAACGTCCACTCATCTTAAAGATACGCTTATACTTTTCACGCCAACCATCTTCAACTGCTTTATCAAAGAACGAACCGAATACGATAATCTCAATCATATTCTTTACGATATCGTGATTTGGCACTTGCTGAAGTTGTTGAACATTCTCTGCGTCAGCAAAACTATAAAATCTTTTAATGTGTGGTGATAAGATATCACGTTCTTTTTCTGTGATATCTTGATATCCACCATCTAGTATAATGATTTCTGCATCACACTTGTTTCTGATAGACTTGCAAGTTTCAATAGTTTGTTCAAGTCTTGTTTGAGTATCATACACACCATGCTTTGCATGAATCGCAGACGATACTAAGAATACACCATCACTCATTTGTCTTCCTCACTTTTTTAGCAGGCACCTTTTTGGGGGCTGGTTTGGCTCTAGGTTTTTTAACTTTAGCCTCTGCCTCTTTCATTATATCTTCTCCACGTTTGTTCAGGCGTTTGAACACTTCTTCTGGTTCCATCCAGATATCTTTGTTCTCTAGCATTGATTTGATTTCAAGATCAGTTAAGAACCCGTCATAAATGCTACGCATGAATTTATCTGACCATTTGCGTTCATACATGATGTTGTCATACATCTCACCACCCTTACCAATTGTTCCACCCGAATAGTTGTGGAACATAAACATAGAATGTTCTGAGATTTCAAATCCATCGCCAGACAAGAACACCATCGTAGCCGCAGACATACATGCGCCTTCTACTGATGTTAAAATGTTTGCTTGAGATTCGGACATGACACGCATCAACTGTACAGCAGTAAATAGATTACCACCAGAAGAATTGATGTGAATTTTGATAACATCATTCTCTGTTGCATTTCTAATGATTTCGAACCACTCAACGTAATCGTCTGGAGATGTTATTTCTCCGACCAAATACAATGTGTATAGTTGTCCTAGTACTTTTGGTTGTCTAGGTTTCTTAGCGTCATCTAAGCCAAACAAAGAACTAATTTTTTCTTCTTCCATGATTATCACTTTCTATAGTAATATAGAGTATACTCTATTTTGTTTCGGATGTCAAACTGTCAACTCCATATTTGCACAACCAATATGCATCAATCAAGTCGGAAGAAGGATTCCATTGCTTCTCAGTCATATGTAGTTCTTCTTTTAAACGAATGTCATTGAATTCTTCAAAAACTTCTTGCATCCGTTCTTTATTTGCATTGCCCTTACCAGTGGCATATTTCTTAAGTACTGTTGGTGGTATCTCTGTGCATTCAACACCAAACAACCACAATCTATATTTTAGAATGCCAGCGTTCTCTGCAATGTTGAATACTCTGCCTTTTGATCCCATAGAATATCCTTCTAGGAATACGTGACATTGTTTGTCTGTCTCTAACAGTCTATCGATGAAGAAATTTGATATACCATCATATCTTAATACGTCAGTCATTCCTTCGTGGTCGAAAAACTTACCTCTTATATTTTTAAATTGTACATCATATTTTCTAGATTGAGTTAGAAAATAAAAATTACAATCAGAAAAATTAAAGTGTCCAATCCTATCATTATCGTCTCCTGTATCAAATACACACATTGCAGGGCACGTTAGCGAATAATCTACTCCTGCTACGATCATCTATCGTCTTCCGAGGACCATTCATCATCTTCTATTAGTTTGTCCCACTCTTCATCTGTCCACTCTTCGTCTTTTTCCGAAATTGCATCATCGGTTATTGTTGAACCGCAATAAGAGCAATGTGTTGGTATTGTGTTGTCTCCGCCTACTAATGGAGTTACTGAATACTCAGCCGCACATGAATCGCAGAATACGTTATATGTTGTCATTTTTTTCTCCTTATTCGTACATTACTGTATCAGCATCACCAATCGCCCATTTTGGATTTTGCTCTACAATGTATTTTTTAGTACAGACTTTAAAGTCTGGGAATAGCATCTCTTTTGGATTGCTTGCGGCGTCAAGCCATATGCAACGGTTGTTTGGTTGTGCCGCATATTGTCCGTTGTCTAGTTCTAAGAAATTATATGATTTATGGTCTTCTGGATTTTCGCTATCGCCCATATCTAGATATTCATCTGATGCACAATTGTCAACAGTAAACATGTAGTTACCAGAATACCATTGTTTATCTTTAGCGTAAAACTTACCACTTAGATTCATTAGAAATGATTTTTGTATTACAGTAAGGTCATACGACAAACAGTCCCATATCTGTAAATGGTCTAGAGGCAAAAATTTATCTCTATCTAAATTGTGATTTCTACTTACATATGCTTCTAAAGGAAGTTTATCGTACAATGCGCCATACTCAGGCAAATACGATTCAATAAAAAATGCCCTACGGCTCATCGATTTAATTGATACCCAAATACAAGGTACGTATTCACCAAAGCCTTTTTCAAAATTATAAAGAAATTCTTTTCTTACGTAACATCTAACTCTTGGTGTGTTTGCGACTAAAAAACTCATTTAATATCTTCTCCAATTTACCAATGCCTTATAACGCCTGCTACAATAAACAGGTTCGTTATTATATAGCAAAGCACAATACATGTTCTAATGATTGCAACTTTGTCGGACTCTCTGTCACATGCACTAGCCTTATCGCCCAATGATTTTGCCCATAATCTCCACATGAACACCTCAATTAATTACACCAAGAAGTTTTAGCCTCGCCGTAGTATTCACGGGCTAGACCATTTGCAATCAATGCTTGACGTAGACTCTTTCCATCTAAAATAACATCACCAAGAACACGACCACCATACTTGTCCCAGTCCATTAAAACGATTTGACGTTTCTGTGCGGAGATAACTGCTTGCTTTGTGAATTCAGTAGCCCTTTTACCCATCACATCTTCTTTTGGGCATTGCGCTCTGTGTCCTTTTTCTGGTGTGTCAACACCAAAGACACGAATGCTTAATTCTTTTTTGAGTGGATCAGGAAGGAATGTCGCTTCAAACGCAACAGTATCCCCATCAATAACCCTAGTAATATTAGCGTCATAGGTAACTCCAGCCTTTTGTTTTCCTGTTTGTGCGTGTGCATTCAATGCAGAAAATGTAAATCCTGCAACAATCAATGCAAGAGCAAAAAATACATATGTTAATTGTTTCATGCCGCTTTACCCCATACGTCTGCCCAATCACCTTTTGTAGCACCCTTTGCATAATCGGTTGCTCTGTTCTCAAAGAAATTTGTATGCGTTGGTGCATTAATCATTTCTTCAACCCAAGGTAATGGATTCTTCTTAACTTTAAAAATGCCTTTTAGTCCAAGACTGATAAGGCGCCTGTCTGCAATGTAACGAATATACTTCTTAACTTCTTCTGAAGTAAGACCTTCCATCTCATTGATGCCGAATGCTAAGTCAATAAACTTGTCTTCAAGTTCAACCATTCGTTCTGCAATAGTATATATGCGTGATTTTAGTTCATCGTTCCAGATTTCATTGTTCTCTTGAATGAATGATCTGAATAGTTTAATCATAGATTCACAATGTTGTGTTTCAT